AAAGAAACAAGATTCTCTGAAGCATCTGCTGGTGGTAGTAATTATGTAAGCCTTAAAGCTCCTTCTGCTTTATCTGGAAATGTAGAACTAACATTGCCTGGAACAGCAGGATCAAATGGACAGGTCTTATCTGTTGATGGATCAGGAAATTTATCATTTATTGCTGCTCCCTCTGTTTCTAACCCAACCTTTAGTGGAGACTTAGTTGTATCAGGAGGAAACATTGAAGGCTTTGGATCTTTGCAAGCTCCATTTTCTTCTACTGTCACATTTACTGTCACAGTTGCAAGCAAGACTGCTGCTCACAGGTATTCAGGGAGTGGTTCGAGTAACGGCTACAAGATTGATGGTATAGAAGCACCATTTATCACACTGACACCTGGACGTACATATAAGTTTGATCAAGCAGATAGTAGTAACTCAGGTCATCCATTACGTTTTTACTTAGAAGCTAATAAGACAACTGCGTTTACTACAGGTGTTACGACTAATGGTACTGCTGGTTCGTCTGGTGCATATACGGAGATAACAGTTACAGATACGACTCCACAAATATTGCATTATCAATGTTCTGCTCATGGATTCATGGGCAATAGCGTTCAAGCAAATAGCAATATTGCTTCTACTGCTAAGACATTGGCAACTGCTAGAACAATTAACGGAACAAGTTTTGATGGATCTGCAAATATTACGGTAACGGCTGCTGCTGGTACGTTAAGCGGAGCAACTTTAGCTAGTGGAGTAACGGCTAGTTCTCTGACTTCTCTTGGAACGCTTACTTCACTTGGTGTTACTGGAAACCTAACAGTCGATACAAGTACACTTCACGTTGACGCTACGAATAATCGGGTTGGTATAGGAACAACAAGTCCAGTAACTAAATTACATATCGAAGATGATTCTTCTGACGGTGGTTTTTACTTTAGAAGAACAAACGGAACAATAATGACCCAGATATTTGGGGATGGTACTAGCACAAATGCTAGGCAACTCATGTATAGCGGCGGTGCTGGAAAAATTAGTTTAAATACTGCTGGAGTTTCATATTTCAATGGTGGAAACGTAGGTATTGGAACGACAAGCCCAGGTCAAGCATTAGATGTAGCAGGTAGTTTACAGCTTGGAAATGGTAACGCAGTAGGTTTTGGAGATCAATCTGCAAGAATTATCGGTGAATCAGGTGGGTCAGGATTACTGAAATTTGAAGTTAATAGTGCCGAACGGATGCGGATTGATAGTTCGGGAAGGGTTGGTATTGGTACAACAAGTCCAGCTTCATTACTAAATATAAAAGGTAATGATACTGCTTATGGTGGTAGTGTGGCTGTTGGAGCAATATTTCAAGGAGAGGATAGTGCTGGTAGGAAAGTACAATTAGTAGCACCTGGTTCAGTAGGAGAAGCTGGGGTTGGTACTCCTACAAATCATATGTTCACATTATTTACTGGTAATACAGAAAGGATGCGGATTGATACGTCTGGAAATGTAGGTATTGGAACTTCATCGCCTAATAGCTATTCTAATTACACAACACTTACCCTAGATGGAAGTTCAAGTGGTCAAATAGATATTGAAAGTGGTGGTACTAAGTATGGGGATTTATATACGGCAACTAATTTTTTTCATATTAGAAACAAACAAGCTAGTGGAAATGGCTCTTTAGCATTTCATACCACAGGATCAGGCACTTGTGCAGAACGGATGCGGATCGATAGTTCGGGAAATGTTGGGATAGGTCTAACAGATCCATCACAAGCAAAATTAGTTGCTCAAACATCGTCTGGTTCTTCTATTGCTGCTATTAAAGATAATACTGGTGCTGCAATGCTCTTTGGTGGTGTAACTCAACCTAGAGTATTAATGGAAGCAGGTGCAAGTGGGGAGGGTTTGTCTTTCTTCACTGCTGGTGGTAGTTCTTATAGTTCAGCAGGTTGGAGTGAAAAATTTCGAATTAAATCTAATGGTGATGCTGATATTAAAGACGGCGATCTAGTAATAGGAACTGCTGGTCACGGTATTAACTTTAGTGCTACTTCAGGCACAGGAACTTCAGAGATATTGGACGACTATGAAGAAGGAACTTGGACTCCTACTGATGGTTCTGGAGCAAGTCTTAGTTTTTCAAATACTTCAGGAAATTGTCATTACACAAAAACAGGTAGAACAGTTGTAGCTAGTTTTAGATTTACTTATCCTTCTACATCTAATAATACAGTAACAAATATATCAGGACTCCCATTTACCTGTATAGGTACGACTGTACATGTTTCTGGTGCATTTATAACAGAAACAAGTGATTCTTCATCAACCACAATAATAGTGGCTAATGGTACAAATAATATGCTTATTTTGCATTGCAATAATGGTGTGGCGCATCGTACAAACTCATCATCGTCAGGAAAAGATTACCGAGGAGTTGCTATTTATCAAACTGCTTAAACAAACCTAGACCGTTAGCACGTCTCAAAACTACGCCATAAACCTGTTTCGTTCGGAGAACGTCCCTAAATGGCATTAACAGAAACACAAGAGAACGACAAAATAGAAGTCACTCAACGTTGGAACGTAGGTGTAAGAACTGCAACCATTATTAAAAAAGATGGTGTGGAGCTTACCCGTTCCTTTCATAGAAAAGTATTAACACCAGGAACACTTGATGCAAGTGATAACCTAATTGAAACCTCGATTTCGGGGGAGGACAGCGACGTACAAGCAATATGTAACGCTGCGTGGACTTCACAAGTAAAGACAGATTACACAGCCTTTTTGGTTGCTAATAAGACAGCCGAATCTGGCTCTTAACTCACAAACAACTTATTTAAAATCATGGCTGTAACTTGGACAATAGCGACAATCGAAAAAGCACCAACAGAAGGAAGTCTTTCTGATGTTTGCAAGGTGATCCACTGGAGAGCCGATGACAAAGAAACAGTAGATGGTGTTGATTATACAGGTGGCTCTTATGGCTCTGTTTCTCTAGAAGCTCCTGATGCGTCTAGCTTTAAAGCTTATGCAAGTATTACAGAAAGTGATGCTATTTCATGGGCAAAAGCAGCAATGGGAA